GTACGCGGACACTGGGGTCATGGGCGTGTCCGGCGGCGACATCTTCACTGCGCACGTGATGCACGACTACGGCAGCTCCCGCAACATCACGAACACCGGCGGCACGATGATCAACATCGAGCTATTTGAGAGCATCTAATGCTAAATCGACTGTTCGGAAAGCGCGCAGAAAAGGCGCTCAACCAAGTCCCCGCTAGAAGCGGCTGGCGCACGATCTTTGAGCCATTTACAGGCGCATGGCAGCGAAACGTCGAAGAAAAGCGCGGCGACCTGCTGACCTATCCGACGCTGTATGCCTGTATCTACCGCATATCTTCGGACATCGGGAAGTTGCCGTTTTCGCTTCGCAGGCGTGAGGGTGGCGTATGGGTTGAGGTGGACGACCCCACGACGCTTGGCGTGTTGCGCAAGCCCAACGCTTTTCAGACAGGTGCGCAATTCCGCGAGTATTGGCTGCTGTCTAAGCTGATTCAGGGCAACACCTACGTTCTAAAGCGTCGAAATAGCGCCGGGGCGGTCGAGTCTTTATATGTTCTTGATCCTAACCGCGTAATGCCGCTGGTGTCGGATGCGGGCAATGTGTTTTACCAGCTTCAGATCGACAGCCTGAACAGCCTGCCCGAAGGCTATCCGCTTAAAGACCTGATTGTGCCTGCAAGCGAAATTATCCACGACCGCTGCATGACCGTTCATCATCCGCTTGTGGGTATCCCCCCGCTTGCCGCCGCGCACTGGCCGTCACTGAAAAACATGAAAATCATGCGCTCAGCGACGGAGTTTTTCGCAAATAACGCGCAACCTGGGGGCATTTTGACCGCTCCGGCAGGCATGACTGAGGACGACGCAAAAGAAGTGCAGAAATACTGGTCTGAAAACTTTCAGGGCGGCAATTCTGGCAAGGTAGCGATTGTCGGCGCTGACATGAAATTCACGCCGTTTGCAATGAAGTCGATTGACTCACAGATGGTTGAGCAAATGCGCTATTCGGACGAGCAGATATGCCAGCCCTTCGGAATCCCGCCGTTTAAGGTCGGAATCGGCACTATTCCATCCGGTTTGGGCGTGGATGGACTGAATCAACTATACTACGCCGACGCTTTGCAGACTCATATCGAACACATGGAAACACTGATCGACGAAGGGCTGCAAGTCAAAAGGCCACTTGGCATCGAGCTTGATCTTGAGCCTTTGCTTAGGATGGATGAGGCGAAAAGGGCTGAGGTGGCCACTAAACTTGTTGGTGGCGGCATTGAGACTCCGAACGAAGGCAGGTCGCGGTTTAACCGGACCCCGCTTGAGGGAGGGGACACGGTGTATATGCAGCAACAATACTATCCTCTGGAGCAGGTGCGCCTGAATACGATTGAGCAACCGGCCCAGCCCGAAGCCTCAGATGGCGAACAAGATGAAATCGAAGAAATGCGTGCGTATATCGCGACGCAAAAAGCGATTTCCGCAATGAATAAAGCAATGGAGCCAGCCCATGTCGTTTGATCCAGAAATGTTCGGCAAGGCGATGGCTGAAGTCGTCAACAAGGCCGTGGAACCCCTAAAGGCTGAAATCGCCGACCTTCGCAGGCAGTTAGCTGAATTGCCAGCGCCCGTAAACGGAAAAGATGGCGTTGACGGGCGGGATGGAAAAAGTTTCACGCTTGACGATGCCCAGCCAATCATTGAGAAAGCCATTGGCCTGATCCGCGACGAAGCAGAAGCAGCATACCAGAAGGCGCTGGAGGATCTGCCTGTGCCGAAAGACGGGAAAGACGGCGCGGATGGTCGCGATGGGGTTGACGGTGCGAAGGGTGAGCCCGGAAAAGATGGCGCTGACATTGCAGACCTGATGATTGACCGTGACGGGTCGCTGGTGGCCGCGCTCACTGACGGCCGCATGAAAAACCTTGGCCCCGTTGTTGGAAAAGATGGCGCGGATGGAAAAGACGGCCAAGACGGAATCGGCCTTGATGATTTCGAGATTGAGTACGACGGAGACAGTCATGAGATTGTAATCCGCGCAATCGTGCGAGATCGTAAGAAAGAGATTCGCTATCCGGCTGGCGGCATCTGGGCCGCAGGCTACTGGCGCAACGGTAACGAAGCAAAGTCAGGACAGGCGTGGACGCATGATGGCTCACTTTGGATCGCAACGAAAGACACCAAATCCACGCCATCAACGCAGTCCGGCGACTGGGTGCTGGCCGCACGCAAAGGACGTGACGGCGAGCGTGGGCCGCGCGGCAAGGATGCTGCCCCGCCCAGCCCTATCAAATTGAACGGGGGCGATAATGCTGGTGACGTTTGAGGAAGCCCGCCACCATCTGCGCATCGATGGCGAGTACGATGATCCGTGGTTGGAGGCGTGGATACCCGCGATCAGCCAGGCTGTTTTGCTGTGGCTCAAAGACGAGTCCCGCGCTTACGAGCCTGAGATTGACTCAAGCGGTGCTGTGGTGACAGACAGCAACGATGATCCAGTGATGACGGTACGGCCTATCGTGCGGTCTGCCGTTCTGGTTGAGCTTGCCAGTCAGTACCGTTTTCGAGAAGGCGAAGGCGCGGCGCAGGCTACCGCGCACTGGGGCCATGGCCACACGCTGAGCATAGGCGCAACAGCTTTGCTCACACCGCTGCGCAAACCGACCATAGGGTGACGCTATGAGTATCGCTGCTGGTCGTCTGCGCCACCGGATCAAGATTCAGAAAAAGCGGCGCGAGCCCGTAAACGACGGCGAAATTGATCCGCGATGGGGTTATGGGTATTTGCCACGCAGCGTCACAGCGCTATTGTATCCATTGCGCGACCCAGCATTAGGGTGATGTTATGGCACTATCAGCAGGACACTTGCGGCATCGAATCGATTTGCAAAAGAACGTAAAAACACAAGATGCCCAAACCGGAGAAATTGCGGACAAGTGGGTTACGTACAAAACCGTTTGGGCGCGTGTTGAGCCGCTAAGTGTTCGTGATTTTATATCTGCACAAGCCGCCCAATCGCAAGTAACGGCACGAATTACAATTCGGCGCCGATCGGATATCGAGCCAAGCCATCGCATTAAATACCGAGGCCGACTGCATAAAATTGTTGGTATACTCGAGGACAAAGAAAGCGGGCTTGAGTATCAAACGATTATGGTAAACGAAGGTGCGAGCATTGATGGCAAATGAAACCATCGTGTGTGTTGCTAGTGGCCCATCATTAACCGTAGCCGATTGCGCGTTAATTGAGCGCTCGGGGCTTAAAACAATTGCGGTTAATACGAGCTGGGAGCGCGCCCGTTTTGCTGATTATATTTACGCGGGCGATTTATCGTGGTGGGAGCGCAACTATCACAAAATTGATATCGATGCGATAAAGGTAACGTGCGCCCAGCGGGCAGCCGGCCGCTACCGCTTGCTTTACCATCGCCGACACGGTGCGTATAACTCTGGAATGCGCGCGATTCAATTTGCGATCAAATTGGGCGCTAAAAAAATAATATTATTAGGCTACGATTGCTCGGTTGAAAACGGTACGCACTGGCACGATGATCACGAACACAAAAACCCAACGGCCAGCAAAACCCGAATTTGGCTAGGGCAATTTCGACAAGTCGCTGATGAAGCAAAAAAAGCCAACGTTGAAATAATTAATTGCTCACGACACACAGCATTGAAATGCTTCCCACAAGGCGAATTGCATGATTACGTTCGTTACGTTTAAATCGACCGCCTATTTTGGCAAACGCAGTCGAGCGCCGGCCTGCATGATCAAAATGCGCGTCAAACCCCGTACTTCTAGTGCGGGGAAGGAAAGCGCGAACCGCGCAAGCGGTTCTTGTTGACAGGCTAAATATATGCAGTTAATATTCGGACATGACTACCGTACACCGTGCCTACAAATACCGCTTCTATCCGACGACCGAGCAAGCCGAACAGCTTGCCCGGTCGTTCGGGTGTTCGAGGTACGTGTACAACCACTTCTTGCGGCTGCGTACCGATGCCTGGTACGAACGGCAGGAGCGAATAGGGTATACCGACACCGCCAAGCTGCTTACTGCGCTCAAGAAGGAACCGGAGACTGCCTGGCTTCAAGAGGTGTCGAACGTCTGCCTGCAACAGTCGCTGCGCAATCTCGACACCGCCTTCAAGAACTTCTTTCAGGGTCGGGCCAAGTATCCGACCTTCAAGAAGAAGACGGCGCGTCAGTCTGTTCGCTATACCACCAACGGTTTCTCCTGGCGAGATGGCCAGATCAAACTGGCCAAGCAGAAAGAGCCGTTGGATATCCGCTGGAGCCGTCGCTTTACCGGCACGCCTTCCAGCGTCACGGTCAGCAAGGACAGCGCGGATCGCTACCACATCTCAATTCTCGTCGAGGAAGAGGTGGCAGCGTTGCCGTTCAGCAAGAAGGAAGAAGGCATCGACCTGGGGTTGACCCACGCGGTCATCACCAGCGGCGGCCAGAAGTTCAACAACCACCAGTATCTCAAGCAGTCCGAGAAGAAACTGGCTCGCGCGCAGCGCAGCCTGTCACGCAAGAAGAAAGGGTCAGCCAACCGGGCCAAGGCGAAACTCAAGGTCGCGCGCATCCACGCAAAGATAGCCGACCAGCGCCAGGACTTCGCGCACAAGCTGACCACGCAGCTCATTCACGAAAACCAAGTCGTAGCTGCGGAAAGCCTTCAAGTGAAGAACATGCTCAAGAACCGCTCGCTGGCGAAAGCCATCAGCAACGTGGGGTGGCATCAGATCACCACCATGCTGGGTTACAAGGCCGAGTGGTACGGACGAGACTTT